ATCTCACCCCCTTAAAGCTGTTCTTCTACCGACAAACCTACCGCCGAAATATCAGCACTCAGTCCGCCGTCAAAGGTAAATCCTAAATTCGTTATCGGTATGTCATAGCTGTCTGTGCCGTTGGTGTAGGTCACCACGTCCCCGATATCAAAACGTGGGTCGCCAAGTCTGTAGTACAGCTCAGTGGTGTACCACGAAAAGCCGCCTATCCTGCGCCACAGAGATTGTAGCAAAGACTCTGTCATGTATGGATTTTCAAACTCCAAGACTCGACCTTGCGTTGTATCTGTCACACCAAGTGACAACGTTACATCATCACTGACCTTGCAGATTATGCCTACTATCACGTTTTGTCTTTCTGACAGTGTTGGCAGGTCTATCGTATTGTTATCCAACGTTTTCACCGGTTTGCCATACCACTTTCGGACGTACTTTCCATACCTGTCAACATACCCAAACTGACCTTGCGCAGAAGCCAGATAGGACAACATTTGCCGCATGGTCACGTCCTTTGGCACTGAGCTGACCTTGAAATAGAAATACTTTGAGTACAGCACCTTGCCGTTCTTATCTATCAACCTTCTGCCGTTCTTGTCACGCAATAGTCGCACCTCTGTATAGTCATTGCCGTTCTGCAATCCTAATTGTCTGCAGATGTCGTCTTCAACGGCTTTATTCCAGTTTGGCATAGGGATATGTGGTACATATGGTTTGTCCGAAAAATATAATCTATCCGCCATTGTCAGCTGAACACTGCCGCCCGACTTTTTCGACTTCACACAGGTGAAACGTCCCATTGGTATCTTTTCGTCTGCAAGTATGCCGTTCGTTTCGTAGTCTACGAGATACAGATAGGTGTCATACTCTTTACCAAGAAACGCTGTTTCAGTGTCACTTATGGTCATGTTCCACGATTGCGAACATACTGCGCCTAGTTCGATGTCGTCTGAAAGTGATGTTGCCTGCATTGAGCTGTCAGCTGACATAATGCTGTCACCTGATATAACGCCCTCTGCATTCTCTATCCACAAACGCCAAGTACGGCAATAACTCTCGATACGCTGAGCCACAAGCTCACTTGTTTGGTACAATTCGACTGCCTCCTTTACTGCATTATTAAGTCCACCGCAACGCCTTTGCAGAACTGTTTGTTCTCGTCCCAGCCGAAAACCTCATAAGTTGGGTCGCTTGCGTAAACGTCAAAAGTGCTTTCCTGAAATGTCTCATCAAGGAGCGTGATACTGAAAAACGGACTGTCAACGTTGGAGATATACTCATTGAGCTTTGCCGTCTCCTCGCCTGTGAGATGATACCATTTCAGCGTGACAGTTTTCTTTATGGCTCTTATATCGCCCACCATTTTGCAGTTAGCCGTTCGCCCTGCATTGTTCGACCATATCTTGTTATTTGTAAAACTGACTTCCGCAGGTGTGGCGACCCTTTCGCTGCCGAATATAAGTCCTCTGCTTTTCATTTTCTGCACCTCCTATGCCCTTATTGGCGACCTGCCGTTGCGCTTGATATAGTCGTTGATATCATCAATAACTATCTGTGTGATAGTCCTGCCGTTGAGAGTCAGCGGTATGGTAACGCTTATCTTCTGGTTTCCGCCTGCTCCGCCGTAAGACACAAGAGCCTGCAAAACAGCCTGAGTGATAGTATCAAGTGGTGCCTCGATATTCGTGCCACGCTTCTGATCGCCCAGAACTGCAAGGAACTCAGAGTTCGGCGGTATCACTGCACCTTGGGCAAGTTTGGGTATTTCGGGGATATCAATTTGGCTTAGGTCAAAGCCAAATGTCTGACCGCCAAGATCACCGGGAAGCCAATCAGGCGTCGTGAAGCTCAGCTCGTTTATGCCGTCGATTATCCAATTTAAAGCGTCCTCAACTGCACCTGTCAGACCATTTATAAGCCCGATTATCAAATTAATAGGTGTTTTTGCTATGTCAACAAGTGCGTCCCATACGCCTTTGAAGATCTTCTTTACACCCTGCCAAGCTTTTTTCCAATCACCGGTGAACACTCCCGCTATGAACAGCACAACGCCTTTAAGTGCTGAAATAATGTTCTTCACGGCGTCAATTATATTGCTTATGACATTGCCCACTGTCTTTATTATCTTGCCAAGCACACTGCTGACTATCGGTCCGAGTATGCTCACAAGCCAGTTCACAACAGGTGCTATTGCTTTATTATAAATGCTCAAAACACTTGTGATAAGCGTTCCCACAAAGTCAAGAAATTCATTAAGCAACGGTTTCAAATGCTCAGTCCAAACGCTGTCAGCCACACTCATAAGCTCATCAAATACAGGCTTTAAGACTGTTTCCCACAGATTGAGGAATACGTTCTTTGTGGTGGTTATTCCCTCGTTTATGCCGTCAAATATAGGCTGTCCCCACTCGTTCCAAAAGTCTGAAATACTCTGCCAAGTATCGCACCACAGTGTTTTCAAGGCGTTCAACACAGGCTGTGCAACGCCGTTCCACAAGGTATCGAATATCTCTTTTATGTTATCAAACAGTACGCCTAGCGTGTTCCATACCTGCGTGCCAAAATCCGCCATTAGGGGTAATCCTACAGTGAGAAAGTTTTGCAGTATAGGGAACACTGCCATATTCCAGATATCAGAAAACACCTTGTTGAAGCTGTCAAAAAGTCCTATGCCTATCTTGCCAAGCGTGCTGAAAGCGGTCTGCATAAGCGGTGTAAAATCGTTTATAAAATAAGCTTTGAGCGGCTCGGAAAGCGACTTTATATCGCTGAAAACTCCGCCGAGTATCTGAGCAAGTTCAATGCTCTCTCTTTCAAGTCCGCTCCATATATCGGCGAAAATAGGCTTAAAATTCATGTCAAGATAGTCTGCAAGCTTTTCAAACTGAGTTCTTACTGATTTGAAAAAGTCAGACAGCTTTTTATCTGCCTTTCCCGTATCCACCTCAACGCTAGTCCCGGAAGGCTGCATTATCTCCCCAGCTCCGCTGACCCCAGTGCTGTCTGACTTGCTCTCATCATTCAGCTTGTTCATTTGGTCAAAGCTTGCAAGAGATCCTTCCTGTGCCTCCTGAGCCTGTTGTGCATTGTCGGCTATGTCGCTGTAATTATCCGCCGCCTGAGAGGTGCTTTTCACTATGCTTTGAGCCTCGTCTGCACTGCTGCTTAGTTCAAAGCCGAGCGCCTGCGCCGCACCCTGTGCCAAAGCTATGAGCTGTGAAAGCAGACTGTTTATCGCCTTGACAGCAGGCAGAAGAACGTTCATCAGCACAGTGCCGATAGTCGCTCCGAACTCTTTCCATTGCTCAGAGAGTATTCTAGTTTGGTTCGCCCAGCTGTCAGAAGTCTTTGCAAAGTCCCCCTGTGCAAGAGCCGTTTGCGACATAACGTAGTTGTATCTCAGTTGAACTTTTTCAGCCTGCGACATATCGGCAGTTGACTTCATTATACCCTTTGAAAGCGCATACGCCTGCAAGTTGGCGTCCGTCATAACGATACCGAACTGTTTGAGGGTCTCAGTTTCGCCTGTAAAAATTGATTTCAGAGCCGTGCTTGCCACGTCCTGACCAACGTTATAAAACGAAGCCATATCCGCCGACAGCCCTGTAAGAGCCATAGCCATATCACTTGCACTGTCATTGGCAAGACCCATACCCGCTGCCATTGCCATGAAGTTTGAGCCTGTCTGCTTTGCGGTGAGTTTTGAAATGCCGTAGGTCTTGACAGCCGTGTCAGCGAAGTCCTCCATTTTCTGCTTGGACTCTCCGAAAGCCGTATCAACAACATTTTGCACTTCCGCAAGGTCTGAGGCCGTTTCTATTGACTGCCTGCCGAAGTCCACAAGCTTCTTGACGGAGAACGCAGCTGTCACAGCCATTGCAAGGCTTTTAAGCTTTGGCTTGATATCCCCCACCATATCAGAAAGGCTTTTCAAACCCTTTTCAAAGCCCTCGCTGTTTATGTTGGTGTCAAAATTCAAGCACCCGTCAGCCATTGTCATTCACCTCCCGTCAGTTGTTTCAGAAACTCTTTGTCCTCGTTTTCAGCTCTCTGCTCTTCTGCTGAGAGCTTTCGTTTAAGGTCTATCATATTGCGATGATTTCTGTAAAACTCCTGCTCATATTTTTCAAGCTTTTTGCCCTTGTTAAGCTTTTGCCGTATGCCTATAACAGACGAAAAAAGCCCCTCGCCTATCTCGTTGAAATAGCCAAGAAAAGTCCACCAATGAAGATATTTTACCGTCCTCGTTTCAAACCCTGCCGCCTTGTTCACCGCAGGAAAAATAATACTCTCGTCCTGCTCCCAATCAATAGTCTTTGCAGGCTGAACGCTCTCCTGCGGAACATCTCCACCGCCCACAAACCAATAAGCCTTGTCAACAGCCTCCTGCAAATGCTCTCGTGGTATATCCTCAGCGTAAAGGCATTTAAGACACACATAGCACTTTTCACGCTCGTCAAGTTCAGGGTCTGCAAAGGCTGAATAGATACGCAGGATTACCCGAAAATCCGAGTGTATGGCATACTCTTTGCCGCCTATTTCAAGGGCTGTAGGCAAACTGCCTATCATTTCAGCAGCTCCCTGAGCAGAGCCTTTTTGTCTTCGTCAGAAAGCTCCGCCACATTGACCGCAGGCTGAGCAATATGTTGATGAGCGATAACAGGTGCAGTGTACTTCTCCACCTTTTCTTCGAGCTTTATCTGAGCTGCCGTCTGTGCTGACTTTATCTCCTGCACCACCACCGCAAGAAGCGCTTCAAGGAAGTTCACAAGCACAGGCTTGCCGTTTGAAGCCACAGAGAACACGTTCACGCTTCCGAGCGCCGCCGTACACACATCGCTTCCAAATATGTCATTGACCATTTCTCTTGCACGCTGGTCATACTCTTTGAGAAGCTGAGTTCTGTCCTCGTTCTTCTCACGCTCCGACACTTCTTCTGAGATATTGTCAGCCTTGCTCATAGCGTCCTGTATCCTGGTGATGATACCAACGTCTGACACGTTTATACTTATAACTCTGTTCTCGTCGCCGTTTATAGCGTACTCTTTGTAATTGCCGCTGTTAAAATCTATTGACTGCATTGACATTTCTATCGTCCTTTCTGTATTATGGCAAACAAAAAGCACTCCGCTCTGAACGAAGTGCTTTCATATGTTTGTCATATAGTTTATTCTTCCGTAGTCTTTGCAAACGTTGGCACGCCTGCCGCAAAGGTGACAGAGCCTTTCACTCTGTTTCCTGCAAAGGTGCAGTTGAACGGGATATTTACGCCCCCCTGTGGTCCGCCATAAGACTGCGGCTTGACGATGACATCTTCCGTCCATGCGTCAT